AACGCAAGAGATCCTATCAATGGTTTCGTTCTTAAGACAAGAACTGACGACACTCGTAAACTTGTTCCTCAGAAGATCCTACTCAAGCCTGTAACTGGCGCAGTCTATGGTGCTCGTTTTGAGAACCCAGTTCAAGCAGGTGAATTCATTGGTGTTACTAAACCAGATGCATTGACTGCAAACCTCAGTCTAGATGCTCAGTATGATCCATATCTTTCTGCAGATAAGAGAGCGTATGCACGTTTTAACTCTGGTGTTCAGGCAACAATTCAATCTGGTCGTTATGTCGAAGATGCTCTAGATGCATCGATTAAGTATCTAGAACTGACTGTTTATGATCACACAATTGATACTATCAATTTCTCTGGTCTAAGCAATGAGATCCTAACTACGGTTAAGATCAATGCACCTCAAGGTGGATCTTTCATCACAAATAAGACACAAAATGGTGCAGGAGACACCAATGCTGCAGTATTCACTGGCAATTCTTCTGGTCAGTGTAACATTCATGGTTACTTCAATGTTGGTGGTGATCACTACCTAATCATCAAGAACATCCGTGGTGGTATTCTTGAGTATAGTGAGTTCACAACCACTACATTCAAGCAAGGCAATGTCTTTGCCGATATGATTGAAGACCAGGATATGGGCAAATCGCTACCTCTGAAAACACTAATCAGAAAAAATTATCCTGAGTATTATTACAAGCAAAACGGCGCTAACGTTTATACTATCACTCCTGGCGATCGTATTCAGGATAGTGCAGGTATCGAATATTACGTTGCTTCTGTTGAAGATGCAGGCGTTATTGAAGACACCTTCTACATCTTCGGTTATGAGACACTACAACGCAGAATTGCTGGTCAGCAAGATGGCATCTATTATGTTACTGCTCTCCGTGGTAATATTTCACCATTCCCAACTGGTGCTGGTGTTATCAATAACTTTAAGAAGTTTAAGTTCTCACAACCAGTCAGCAAACTCTATCCTCTCAACTACAGAAACGATCCTCTCTGGTTCAAGAACTCTGGTACAACTCAGGCAGAGAAAGATTACTATGCAAACCTAATTGACCCACCACAGGCATACTCCGCTGCTGATAACTACATCCACGGTCTTGTTACCGTTAACGACTATAAGAACTCTGTAACTAGAGAACTTGTCGAAGATCTACTCAGCAACCCAGCGTTTATCTACAACACCTATACTGGCGACAACCAGATTAGAGCAAAAGATGGTAACGCAGTCTCTGGTTCTGAAGATCGTCTCATTCCTATTTCTGGTGATAGTACAGTTCTCTCGGATCAGCGTTACTATGTTGAACTTAGAAGACCATCTATCGCTCGTGCTGGTAACCACACGTTTGAATACCTTGGTTTCGGTCCTGGTAACTACTCCACTGGTCTCCCAGCGCGTCAGGAAGTTGTCCTAACACCTGATGAAGACTTCTATGCTCAGAGTAAGAAACAAGACGGTGGTATCGTCTTCTACACGGGTATCAACTCTCAGGGTGACCTCTACATCGGTAACAGAAGAATTAACGCTATCACGGGTGAAGAAACCTTTATCGATAGAGCAGTTCTTGCAGATGATGGAGACGAGGATGACGTAATTGGCGGTCTCGTTACTACCTTCGATACACCTGTAACGTTCAACCAGAACATCACAGTTGTTGGTGGAGATGGCACACTAGTTAATAACTTTGAATCTCCTGTTGTCATCGCTGTACAAGATGGTGATTTCACTCAGGTTGATCAACCTCTAATCATTCGTTCCTATGTTAAGAGCACAGAGAATGATCTAGGTGTTATCGAGCAGGATGAGAGACTAGACAATACTGAGTTTAATCCACCAAATGCTGGTGACATTAAGATTGGTAAGAACAGAGTTAAGGCAGCGGTCTTCGAGATCACTCCTATCAGATACCCAAGAGCAAGAGGATATAAGTTCCTCACACATGCTATTGGTGCATTTGGTTCTAACCTAACACCTAATCAGTCTCCACTATACTCTGCTGGTGGTACAAGAATTCTTGCAGATCAGTACATCACTTACGGTGGTGTTGTTCCTTCTCCTGGTGATGTTCTAATCAAGGGTAAAGAAGTCAATCTAACTGGTTCTTTTGCTTGGGTACTTGCAGATGGTTACACTACAATTGCAGATGCAACTCTAGATGATATCGTATTCAATGGATCTAACATCTTCAAGATCACATTTAACAACACCACAAATGATGGTCTTGGTATTACACTAGCATCTCAAATTAGAGTTAGTGATTACTATCCAAACAGTGTAGTTAATGGCACGTGGTACGTTGTCAACCCAGGTGGTGTAGATGCATTTGCTGGATCTAATGATTTCGTACACGTTCAACTGATTGATGCTGTAAGCACTGAAGTTAAGCCTTGGGCAGATGTTATTGCTAACGCTGCTGTTGGTGTAGAACCTAAGATTGAGTTCTCTAACTCTACTTGGAAGGAAGTAGGCGTCATTGGCGCTGAAACACTTAGAACTGAGACTGCTACTATCGGTGACTATAAACTGGGCATCAACACTGTTGCTCGTGCTCCACATTCTGCTGCTGAGAATGCATGGACAAGTATTGAAACAGATCCTCGTGCAAACCTAGATGTTGTTGGTACTGCATTCATCAGTGGTAGAACAACTGCTGACTTCCTAGATCACACTAACTTTGCTGATCGTGATAAGACTGCGGTAAATAATGCTCTACTAGTTGGTGGTGACAGTGCTGCTCCTAACGATGAGGCAGTTCTACGTGTTGCTACTACAAACGGTGGTCGTGTTGGTATTAACGTTGACAACTCTCAACTTGATAGAGCACTGGTTGTTGACGGTACATCTAGATTTACTGATGATGTTCGCTTTGAGCATGACATCGAAGTCAATGGTGATGACGGTGTAATTGCTGAGATCAGAACATCTCAGACCTCTGGCACATTCAACCTCGTAACTGATACTACATTTGAGGGCAGACTAAACCTTGCTGGTAATGTAGAAGACATCAGAATTGGCAACGACAGAACTGAAGATACATTCTTCAGACTAGGTAATGCATCTGATCATTCTAACATCTTCATTGGAGACATTGATGATGGTGAAAATAATATCTCCAAGATCCAAATTGGTGGTGCATATAACAACAACTCTTCTAACTCTTACACTCTAGTTGGAACCAAGCAATTCAGTGTTGCTGGTGACATGCTAATCGGTGCTAATAAGACTATTGGTGGTGACGCAACTGATCCTACTCAGACTGTTACACTTAGATCTGAGGCAGGTGTTGTTAACTTCTTCACTACTCAAACACAAACACTGAACTTTGCTACTAACGCATCTCTAATCACCATTGGTGGTCAGGGTGGTAGCACAACGGTTAGAAATAACTTTATTGTTGATGCTAACGCACGTTTCAATGCTGATATCAAACTCTGCGGCGGTAATGCTTCTTACTCCTTTGAGGGTCAAAGAGCACAACTAGGTACAGATGACTTCGCTCACGCTAGCGGTATTCTAGGTCAGGATACATTTAACAGCAATATTGACATCATCAACGTTTCTGTTCTTACAGTTGCTGATCCTAATGCTCCAACAACTGCAGAACTCTCTGCTGGTTTCAACAGAATTGACACCGCAGGTGCTGCTACTTGGGGTGATGCAACATTCCAAGAAGAGAAGACTGGAGCAGGTGCTGAAGGTGCAAATCTACCAGCAATCACTGGTGATGAGTTCTATCTACCACTCAAGTATGCTCCTATTCCATACTTCCAGGCAGGCGATTACATCCTAATCGATACTGTTGCTACTGGATCTGGTGCAACTGAGCGTTATCCTGAACTCGTCAGAATTACTGAAGATGGTCTACAAGGTGCTGGTTCTGCTCCTTATTATATTAAGGTTAAGCGTCATCCACTTGGTTCTTTCACCAAGTATAAGCTACAGCAACTATCTCCTGCTCAAGATTATCTAACCACACACCTAGATGCAACTAACATCTGGAAGGCAAATATCTCCTTCGATGCTACTTGGACAACGCAAGCAGTTGATGCAACTGGTCCTGTTGACAACTTCTACCTCTCGCAGTTTGGTGGTTCTCTAACCACTAATGATTACGTTATTGTTGATCGTGAAGATACAAACGATGACGGCGACTTCAACCAAGGTGAGATTGTCAAGGTTCAGACCCAGTTGGATCAAGTTTCTAAGAAACTGATCGTTACCAGCGGTTGTGATAGTACAAACGAGAAAGATGTATTTGTTGTTGATAGTGTTACTGGTGACATTACTATTGGTGATGAAACTGTACAGAACAGTGTTCTCGACATCTACGGTTCGCTGAAACTGTCTGGTGGTTGTGGTTCAACACCTATCGTTAATAACATCTATGATATCTTTGAGGATACTTCTGACAACTCTAAACTGACCCTAACCAATAGAGACTTCACCACATTTGAAGTTGATACCTGCCAAGGTAACACAGTTATTGGTAATGAATGGGGTTGGGTCTGGGCACTACAAGGATATTATAGTTCTACTGCTGTTGCTCACTCCGTAACTGAACCAGTTTACGTTTACACTAGAGATCCACAGACTGCACAAGCAACTGGTCCTGAGACACTACTTGCTTCTACTCTATCTGCTGGTCAAACACAGTTCATGGTTGTTAACAGCATTACTGGATTTGAAAAGGGTGATCTAGTTGCAATTATCAATGGTGCAACACAGGCAGAAATCATTCGTGTTACTGATGATCCATATGTTGACAGTTCGTCGAGTGAACCACGTCTGCCATTTAATACTACTATTGATTATCCTGGCGGTGGTCGTGCTCAGGAAACAACAACTGCACAATCCTTTACGGTTGGTGCTGTAGTTGTTAAGATCCAGAAGGATAGCAGAAGCACAACCCTACTAGAGGCACTACCTGCAACTGGTAGAACTCAAGCACCTACACCAAACACCAACCCTGATAGAATTATTCTCAAACTTGCTAATGGTAATCTAGTTTCTCAGAAACTTGACTATGAGCAATTCATCAGAATTGGTAGTGAGTTCTTCTTCCCAGATAGTATTGATGGCACGGTTGATCCTAACTTTGGTGTTAAGATGCCTAAGAGCATCAGAGATACAAACGATTCATCTCAACCAGAAAAAGGCGTTAGAAGATACTTTGGTGGTGGTAAGTTAACCATCAACGATGATCTTAACATCAACGCTGGTAATTTCAGAATGTATGGCACAGATAGCAAGACACTCATTCTTGGTATCGCTAACGATGACGGTCACCCTGGTGATGGTGCAATTCTTGACCCAGTTACTAATAGAGCAGGATTGTACCTCAACGGTAGAGCAGACATCTATGGTAAGTTGAGAGTATACCAGCAAACCTGTCAGGAGAACGGAACCTGCAGCAATGACTTGATGTTTGACGTTGACAATAGCGACGGATCTGTAAGACTAGGTGAAAGTCTATACATCAAGGGTCAAATCCTTGAGAGTTCTAGTAGTGCTTCTGAAGTCCTACATATAGATAACCTAGGATCTGCTGGTAACACTGGCGAAGGTCCTAAGGACTTCATCATGTATCAAGATGGATCTATTGATGCCTTTGGTATTAGAAGATACTTCAATGCTAATGGTGGTAGACGCTGGACTTATATTGCAGCATCCACAACTGGTTTCGGTCAAGTTGTTTCTAACCCACTAACTCCAAACGGTAACTATCTCGTTAACCCATCTTCTAGCGGTAACATGGTTGTTTATCTACCATCTGATGCCAAGACAGGTGACATGATTAGATTTATTGATATTAGTAGCAATCTATCTTATGCTGCTAGCTTGATCATCCGTGCTCTACCTATCGGAACTACAGCAGTTCCAATCCAAGGTGATAGCACTGGTACTAAGGCACAAGCAGGATCTGCGGGTCCATCTGCACTTGCTTGGAGCAGTGGTGAAATGATCGTTCAAACACGAAATGCATCCTTCGGTCTAGTCTATGTTGGTGTGAGTGATGCAGAGGGTGACCCAGACGCATCCGAAATTCCAACAGACCTACGCGGTTGGTGGTTAGTCGAACTCTAAGAGGAACATGGCAGTAAGATACGGTATAGTCAAGTTCATGAAAAGTGCCAAAATTGGCACTATCATGCCTTGGTCTGGGGATGGTAATACAGGTTTCGCCCTGTCTAACATCCCCCAAGGTTGGATTGTCTGCGATGGCAGACTACAGGATGCTTCAAGGTATCCACTATTAGCATCAATCATAGGTGATACCTATGGTGCTGATGCTTCATTTGCGGGACAATTTCCTGAATATGAAGGAAAATTTCGCGTACCAAATATGACACTTCAGATGCCAATTGATTTGGAACCTGAATATCTATTGCAATCAGCATATCAGTATGGTCAGACAGATGCATATAATGTATTGGTATCTGAGACATATACTGGAGATGCACTGGTTGGTGGTTTTGGTAGCATCAGTTTGAATTCTCCTATTCCTATCACAATCAATGCCAACTGTGATATTGATTTTACTGTTGATCCATCATTGGTGATGAGTGGTAAGTTTACTAACATTAGTATTGCACCACCAGACTTCAGTACAACAGTTTACACTATTAACAGAAAACTAGGTATTAACCACACTCCTGGTCACTCACATCCAGGAACATATAGTAGAGCAACCGCACAGTTTGCTGGTCCAATGCCATTTGAACCATCTGGTATTGTAACTGGTGGTGGTATTACTGGTAACTGTGTTACTGACTTTGGTTATTCTGAGTGTTCGTTATCTAATGCTCCTACAGCACCATCATGGCAGCAAGGTAGAAACTCGATTACATTCTATGGTGATGAACAGCATGAGTATACACTACCACAAACAGACAGATTTTATAACTTTGAAGGATCTAGCTACTGGTCTCAAGTTCCTGCACAATCATGGCCACCTACAGGTTCTCACCCATCTGGTCTAGTTAAAGCAGATAATTTGTCATATCAGTTTAATGGTAGTGCATATACTAGCACTTATGATGTTACAGATCCAGTCAAGACACACGCACAAGAGGCATGGACTGGTATGTTCCCTAAACCACTAGAAGTTGCTAACAGAAGAAACTACTTCGGTCCAACTACAAACTATGATCCTGACACATCTGCAGCATTTACTGTTACTGGTGTAACTATTGGTGCAACTGCAAGTTCTATTTCTCTGCCCGCAGGTGCTAACATTGGTAATGAATATGAACTAGATCAAGTTGTGCCATTCATGTACATATACTTGGATAGTGTCATTGCTCCTGGTTCACAAATTGTTGCTATTAGTAGAGAGGGAACATCGAGTACAGATTATGTTTATACTCTAGATCTATCACAACCAACAATCAATTCTGCAGAATTAACAAATCAAACTCTTAGCTTTAAGCACGGAACATATCCAACTACGACAAACAATATTACCTCTCAGTTAGATCCAAATAGTTCTTCTTTCTTGGGTCACAACCACGGTAGCTTTGAGATGATCCAAGGTCGAGGATCTTTGGCAGCACCCACAGTATTTGCTTTGAATGACATCAGTTTAGGCACAGTATCGCCTGAAAATATAGATGACGCCCTAAATATTATTGCTGAGGTTTCAATGCCTGCGCTAGTTGTTACGTTCCTCATTAAAGCGTTCTAATGCCTGCACACTACTCAAGAGAAAGATCAAAATATGGATCTGGCACAGGCAGTATTATTACCTGGCCAGTTGAATTAACTAGCACGGATCCTAACGCAGAAGATAATATCAATGCGTTGCCTGCTGGATATTTAAAGTGTGATGGAAAGATTTACAAAGCAGATAACTACCCTCAACTTGCTGAGATACTTGGCACTGGGACTGCATCTAAGTTTATTAGGCGTGACATTAACAATGATGCTATTGATGACGTAGCAGATGATGAGTTTATTGTCCCTGATCTGGGATCCAAATATCCTAAACCAACTACAGGTGCATCTGCTGGTACATACATTAACATTGTAACTGAAGACCAGAATGAAGTTGAACGACGTAGATCTGGTATGGGTATCATCTCTACACCAACTGCGGGTACAACTACTGGCAACACAACTGTCATTAATCTAAGTTATACTGGAACCTTTAACGTACCATCACAGGACATTGCACTAAAGGGCAAACCATCGTGGTCAAAAGGTACTAACAATAGTGGTTTCACTGATAGTGAGGCAGTTGATAGTCTTGCACTACACTCCCACATGCACTTCTCAACTACAAATAGATTGAGAATTAAGACTACTAACGAAGATACAGAACCAAGATCTCAGGGTATTGGATCATACTTTAATGCTACCACAATTCCAATTCAGGGGTGGATGGACAACACACAATATCCTAATGGTGGCAGTAGCGAAGGTGCAGGAACAAACCAACCACCATGCTGGGCGATTGCATCTGGTCAAACTTCTAGATCTCAACCAGTTGAAACTAACACAGGTTTTGAGGTTGTTTACTCTAACTATTGCTATGACTTAGCAGGAGCTGCTGGTCTAAACTCATTAAGATACCAATGTTTGCTTACAAGTTCTACTGCTTTTAGTTTGGAAGACGTTGACTTTGCTGCACCACCAAACTTTGTTAGTTTTGGTCTTGGACTTGGAAGTTGTAATCAACTAGATTCTGGTAGTTATAATGACACTGGAACTGTTCCCGCTACCTATGTTACTGGTGCAACTGGTGTTCCTGTTGATTCCGATGGCAACAGTCTATCTGACGTTGTTCCTTTAAATAGTAATACACAATCGAAGTCAGCGCAATCATATCCTCAAGTTAATAATGTATTTACTGAAATTGATGAACTAGTGCAGAATGATGGTGACCCAACTATTCACTCGCACAAAATTCTACTGACCCAAGGAACACATACATATAAAATTAAGACGAATGGTTTCCTATTGTCACCTGATAATCTACAAACGACATTGACACTGCAAACCGATCAAGTTGCTTCTCTTGATCAGGTTACCAGTCCTTACATTATCATGGAATATCTAATTAAGTATTAAAGACGATGGTTGCAATTAATCCAAAATATAGAAACAGACGTGAAGTCTACTATACTGACAAGTTCCCTGATAGTCAGGGAATTGGTACTATCATTCAGACATTGAAGTCTGTTGAGGGATCTTATGATCACTCTTTTGTACCTACAATTGTCCCTTCTTTGGGTGGTGGCACCACAGCATATACAGAAATTTCTGGAGACGCAGAACCAGAGAACAATCCAGAGTATCAATATGAGGGTTACATTTATTGCGATGGTGCAGAGTATTATATTCATCACTATCCTGCTTTGTATGCAGCAATTGGTAACGAATATGGTGGTACGGCTAGCGATGGCATTGATATCTTAACTGGTGGTGCTGGATGGGGATCAACTGTAACGGTAACTATTGATGCTCCACCTAGTGGTGCTAATCAAGTATTTGCTGGTATTACTCCAGTGCAGGCAACTGCTACTGCAACTGTAGTCAATGGAGTTATTACTGGTGTAGAAGTAACAAACCCAGGAAAAGGATATGATCCAGAAAATCCACCTAATGTAACATTCTCATCTTCCAATGCTGGTACAACACCAACATATGCACTCAGAATAAACAGTGAGGTTGGTCAGATCCAATCTATTAATAACAATAATGTATATGATTACTGGCCAGATGAAAACATGGGAACATTTAAAGTTCCTGATCTCAAGGCAAAGAGAATTGTAGGTAATGGTCCTGTTTATGGTACTAACACACCAAACGTTGGTAACTCTGAACTAGGTGTAGGTATCAATACCATCGATGGTAATTGGTACATGGATAAACAGACCCAGAAAGATCAATTTGCTCTGGGTAATATTACCACAACAGGTTATAGTAATGTTTTTGATAGTGTAGAAGCATCTATTATTGGTAGTCAGGTAGTTAGTGTAACATTGCAAGAGAAGAAAATTGCTGGTGCTCCACAGCACTCACACTTCCTGCTACACTCTGAAGCACCACAAGATACACCATCTCCACAGGCAGTATCAGGTGACAGATATGTAGTATCGTACAAGCAATCGACAGGTAAAGTTAATAGTTTCTTGCCTCCTGGTGGTATTGCATACAACCACACTCACGTCCTATCCAAGGCACCAATTCTAGATGGTAGTGTTGGTACATATGACATCTTTAACTGGAGTGGTGGTGATCAAAACTCTGGATCTGTTAAAGAACCAAACTTCTACTATGCATCTGGTGGTGCTGGTGCTGGATCTTATGTAGAGATCACCAGCTATGGCACACCAAACATGAAAAAATTTAGTAGTGTCAGTTTGATTGGTGGTAGAACTATCACGACTGATGGTGTGCCAGTTTATGATTCAGACACTGTTGAATTTACAACACCAGGGAATTATGAACCTAGTGTGCCATCTGGTGTTGACCAAGCATCTATTACATTAGTTGGTGCTGGTGGTTCTGGTGCATCATATGATGTTGCAGGTAATAATGGTGGTGGTTCATCTATCCGTATTGCTAGTGGTAGTGTATTGAACATGGAGGCTGGTGGTGGATCTGGTGGTGGTGCTGCTAGTGATACCACTGGCGGAACTGGTGGTTCTACGGGATCTCAATCTATTTCTGGTTCTGCTTCTGGTGATGTTGTTATTGTACAAAATGGTTCGGGTAATGGTGGAAATGGCGGAGATGGTGGTAATGGTAGATATTGGAATAAAAATCTAGAAGATAAGAATGTTGTTCCTGAAAATGCAGAAGGTACAGCAGGTGTAAACTCAATTGGTTTCAATGGCACACAGGGCAGATCGCGTCCTGTTACTAATATTGTTACTCAACAATATGATTTCTCGTATAATGGGAATAACCTTGATCAAGACTGGACTTTAACTCCATCTAATGATAACTATGGTATTATCGCTCTATCATGGACATTAGCAGGTGGCGGTGGTAGAAACTGTGGTAACTTTGGTGGCAATGGTTGCGGTGCTGCTGGTACTGGTGGTGCTGGTAAAGTTTTCACAGCAAAGTATATTAATCCAGAATCAGGCACAATATTCAGAGTTCAACCAGGACAATTTGGTAGAGTATATAATGGTCAAGCAAACGCTGGTCACTCTGGTAAAGGTGGAAGCGGAGGTGATGGTTATGAAAACAATGATGGTGGTGGCGGTGGTGCTGCTACTGTTCTTAGACTACAAAATGGTAACACTATCATTGCTGGCGCTGGCGGCGGTGGCGGTGGTGGAGGATTTGGTGAAGGATCCTGCGGTCAGAATGGTAGAAACGCAATTTCTCCTAGCGATGACGTTCAAGAAGTAGCCACAAATCTAAACACTGGTGGCGGTGGTACTGGTGGTGCTTATGGTTGTACTGGCGGCGGTGGCGGCGGCGGCGGTGGAGGATGTGGTATCGATGGAACTGGTCTAGGTGGTGCTTCTGGTACTGGTGGTGGTGCCCAAGGTACTGGTGGTCACGAAGAAGGATTTGGTGGTAGACGTGGCATTTCTTCTTGTCACATGAATTACTTCTCTGAAATTACCTCCCAATCTAACACTAACACTGGAAATGGATATGCTGAAGCAGTTGTCACAGAAGATGGTGGATATTGGACTTCTGGTGGTGGAGGCGGTGGATCAGGTGGTCTATACGTCGGTACTATTCCTGCTGATGCATTCCAAGGTCAATCTAGTATTCAAATCACTGTAGGTGAAGGTGGCGCTGGTGTTAGTAGTTCAGGAGTATCATCTGCGAATGGTTCTGATGGTTATGCTAAAATTGTTTGGCAAACTATCACTGGATATGAAGGAGGCACTACAAGCATTTCTGTTGGTGATGTGTTCATCGATGGATCTGGTGATCAAGATAATGGTGTGAACTTCTTCTCTTCTGGTAGTGGTGTTGGTACTAATGGCGGATTTGCATTCCCAACTACACAAACACCTACAGTTGTATTTGAAGGTGGTGGTGGTGGATCAGGTGCAACTGCAAGCGTTACTGTATCTGGTAATAAAATTACTGGTATATCACTGACTAACTCTGGATCTGGATATACACAGGCACCACGAGTTCGTATCTTAGATGGTGTTGGTGTTAGGAACTATGCTACTGTAGGTTTTGATGAAGCAACTGGTGTTCTAACAGGACTGACACTCCAAAGTAGTGATGAACCAACAACTTACTTGAAGTTTGGTGGTACACAGAATGGGAGATTTGTCACACTAGGCACTATTGATGCTAGTGACTTACAAAGAATATCTATTAAAGTAGCACGAGGCAACGATAGTAATGGTGGTGATCTACCTGAAAATGGTGGAGATGAATTACTACTCTACTACAATACTGATGAAAGTCTCAATTTCCCATCAACTGGATTTATTGGCACCTTAGTTCCTATCCCAACTGCAGCTCAAATTACAGAAAATTACGATGGTACGGGTACTGGTACTAATCCAACTAACTGGTATACTTACAGTTTTGATCTTCCCCAAGCAGCAAAGGTAGAGACTGCACGTTTCTCTATCAGACAGAATAGAGGTGCTGCTAGTGGATCTAATGACAATGCTGCTAACACAGATAATTATGGTATACTTGAGGTTACATTTGAGAATGAGCAGACAACAGAACTGACATTTGTACCATCAGAAGGTAAGATGGCAATCTCAAATGATACTCAAACATATGATGTTCGTGGTGAAGTAGGGTCTACATATACATCTGGTATCTTTGCTAACGATCTAACACTGACACTATCATCTGCAAGTCCAATCATTCCTGTTGCTGCACTAGATCCAGACTTCAAGGTGCCATTGATTGAACCATACTTCCTTGTCAAGTATCTAATTAAGGCATACTAAATACATTCAGCACATAGTATATTCGCCTCTCATGGGTATCGTAGCAAACAGTAATGTACCAAATTTGATTTTGCAATTAAATTTGATGGATCGCTCTATTGTGTATAGAGGCATCATGAAGACTGTCCCTGATACATATTGGACTGATACTGTACGTCCTAAGTTGTATCCTCTGTGGGATACAGAAAAGGATCGTCTAGTTGAATTCACATGGTATGATAACAATACCTATCATTGTACTAGAAGAAAGTTTGTCAAGAACTTTAAGACTGGTCAGTATGAGTGGAAAGACTATGAGATGGAACAGTCTGATGTAGATGCTGCTAGAGGGTTCTACGATTTCTTGAAAGATACTTTCATGAATATCGAACAACTACAGAATGAAGAGTTCCAAGAAGAAATGGGACGCATGTATGGTGAGGTTAGAAGTGAAACATGGTTCACTGTTCGCCTTGCTCGTAACTTCCTACTACAAGAGACAGACTTTGCATTGCTACCAGACAGTCCATTGTCTGATGATATGAAGGCATTGTACACCACATATCGTACTAAACTAAGAGATCTTCCTGCAATTTTTGCTGACATTGAGGATATTAAGACAATCAAGTTCCCAATGTCACCTGATGCATTTGTCAATGTATACAAGGTAAACAATCCTGATGCAGTTTATCTTGACACTGAAGATCAGTGGACACTACCTGCTCACTTCTTCTATACTCAGTTCAAAGATAAGATGGTGAAGTATCTCATGGTTAGAGATATTACTGATAGAATGTATACTGATGCAATGATCCGTGCAATGAGAGAAAATCCTGTTGCACTTGGTATTGAAGGTACACCATGGAGCAATCAACATCAGAACCTAGATAGTATCAAACGTTCTCTAGATGATCTCATCTCTAGAATTGACAACGGGGAGGATGTAGGATGATCACCGCAATCGAAAGTCTATCAGTATATGAGTTGGCAGGCAGTCACTGTGCCATGAATAATGTATGCCTACTGCACTTTGAGAATAAGAAGTGGGCAACGTTTGATGATGCACAGAAAGCAGCATGTCTTGCAGAACTAGAAAATTATGTACCAGATGACATCATCAGTATTATTGGTGGTGAGAGAGACTGTGCTATCGAATATGGTAGCGAAGAAGTAGCAGTTCTTAATGCATCTGAGTGGTTCCCACCAATCTCAGCATATGAGAATGCTGATCATTACTTCAGGGTGCTGGTGTTTGACCAGAATGGTAACATTGTCTTTGAGAATGTTGAGACAGTTGCTTGACAACGGGTTGACACCCATGCTATGGTGGTGAAACACTTGTGAAACAGCATGAAAGTCCCCACACAATATGAACTGACGCATCTGCAACTGCAAGCGATGCTCCGTGATCACAATATTCCCGAAAGCGAAGTAAAGTATCTGGGTGAGCGTGAGTATACTATTGAGTATCAAGCACATCCACAGTATCATGGTCAGATGATGCATTGGTATCGTATTGGCGGTGAGCATGAGGTTCCTGTCTGCGACATTGCATCGGTGGATCGAGTGGACGATCAAGATACTGTCCCTGAGAACGACGGGTGGGGTCAATCTGAGGTATCCTAACTGAGTAAACCGCTTAGTCCGATGGGCTACTTTTGGAAAATTTGTTTTGGTGTAGCCGTTGCTGGTCTCTGTGTTGTGGTGATACCCAACGCATTCTCTGAACTGGCGATGGCATTTGTTGACCTTGCCCACGCTCCTGCCAAAGCAAGAGATGGGGAACAATATTAAGATAGTGTGAGATTATACAGAAACTCACACAAAATAATCTAAAATACTATTAGTTCGACAGTCAACCATGGATCAACAGAAGCACGAAAAACGCCGCGATGCCCTGGGTCTCTTCTACGAAAGCGTATTGAAACCCGATCCAGCACTGCGCCAGTGTGCTCACAATCAGAAATGTTACCATGAGTTGATGGAATGGCGCTCACAAGTGCTAGAATATCTTGATCGTTGCCGTAATGAGGAATTCCACTGATGACTATTGAAGGACGCCCTGACATTCAACATGACTGGGAGAAAGAGTATGCAAAGCAACGCAAATGTCGTATGCAAGACGCTATCGATGATTACCTCCAAGATGAGAAAGTATCAAGCAGACGAGCATATGAAGAGATGCTATCTTGTATCGATGATGTGATT